CCCCACTAAGTGAGCGTCCTCCTCATCACTATCCCACGCACTCACCAACAGGCGAGCATTATCGGGTGCAAGAGTTAGCCATTGCATAGCTTGTTCAGCATTAGCCCCGCCCCACTCTGCTCTCCCACTCTCGTCCACTACCTCATACAAGAGGATCAGCTCAGATTTACGCGGGTGTATGGTGTATAGGTTGCTCTCTTTTGGATAGTGTGCCAGGGTTATGTATTCTTTAGTCATTACTCTCCTCCTCGAACCCGAATAGCTGCGACAGGGCTGAGTTCGCCCTGCGTAGGTTAGCGATAGCCCTTGCTATCTCCTCCTGCTTTAGATCTATCTCGGCTTGATTAAGGCATAGATCTACCTTAGCCTCTAAGTATTCTCTATTCATTACCCTCTCCCTCGTTAGTGGGTAGTACTCTACCTTGCCATTGACTTTCGATTACCTTAATTATGTCCTCACCAGTAGATAGCTTCTCCCAATCCCACCAACGCGGATCTCCGTCATAAGTCTCTATCTCTAGTGTTACTAAGTATCTATCCTTCATTTAGTTCTACCTCCTCATTATCTAGTATTAGGGTGACAGTTATGTCATTGATAATCGTCTCGTCTATCTTGCCGATCTCGTCCTCAATGTTATTCATACCCTTAACGGCAGCCCGTCCATAAGCCTCATCACTTAGGTTTCCCGTGGTGTCGTCTAACTCTAGGCATACATTGGTAGTAATCGTTAGGTAATCGGTTACGAAAGTAACGCGGTAGTCGTAGTTCATAGGTTTGCCCCTTGCATTAGCCACTCATCAGCTAGATGTAAGGTAATAGCCTTACCTGCTTCTCCCATAGCTGCCATTAAAGTACCAGCCACGCCAGCACCCTCAATTATACAATTACCGCTAGTGTCTAGTAGGTCTACTATCCACGCTCTCTGACTCTCGCTCTCTTTATCCTCAAACTCTCGGATACTCAGGCGAAAGATTGTCTCGCTTAATTCGATCATTACTCTGCCTCTCTTTCATCTCTATATTTAACGATAGTGTTAAGTGTGATATGGATAGGACAGTCACACTCTCCCCCCATATTGTCATTAAACTCTAAGTGAGAATAGTTATCCTCATAGATCTCATTGATTAGTTGCTCTAGTGTGTCCATTACTTTCCCTCCTCGTTGATTAGAATTGCTACTCCGTCGCACCCGTCCTCTATCAACGGGTTATCGCATACACGCAAGCACTCTCCCTCGCACTCACAATTACTCTCGTCTCCCGCGTGTAGTATGCGCCAGCTACCGGATCCGCATAACTCGCACTCTCTCGCCTCCGTACTTAGGGCGTGTAGTATCTCTAGTGTGTCCATTACGCCACCTCCTTAGCCTTTTCACACCCGTTACACACTATACCTACACCGATCTTAATAGTGTAACTAGGTAACCTCTTACCATTACTTAGCACTATGTATAGCGCCTCATTACTGCCACACTCCATACATACCGGCTTGCTTTTCTTAGTCATTGCCTAGCCTCCCTCTCTAATAATTTAATCGCTAGATTAAGAGCCTCCGTAGCTCTCGCCCTCTCTTGCTCAATAGTCTCCTTGCTAAAGCGTGGCGCGGTGCTGGTATCAAAAGACTTTTTGATGATGTCTAAATAGTCAATCGCCTCTTTTGTGTTCATTACTTAGCCTCTCCCTCGATCTTGTAGTTTAATCGGGCGCAAGACTCTTTAAAGCTGCGCTTAGCCTCTTGCACCGTGTAGCCGTAATAAGTGGCAGACTCTAACCACTTTACGCCCTCCCAATTGACCAGGGCACTCACTACTAAAGCCCCGCTCTGTCGTACTCTTTCGATAGTCATAATTAACCCTTTCTATTCTCCGGCTAGATACCGGCCACCCTCTCCCGCTTTCGCGGGAGGGGATAGTCACCTACCTAGTGAACTCTTGCCCGTAGCACTTAGTCATTGACCCAAAGCAATAGCCCTTGCCCGGTACATACCAGACATTACCCGCGATCCACACCAGCAAGGCGGTCAAGGCAAAAGCTATGGGCGCATAGATAAGTACGATACGCCCTCTCTTGGTAAGTCTCATTTATTCCACACTCTCTAACTCTGTCTCTAGGTCATCGATGACCTTGCCTACGAGATCGGAATAATAAAGGTAAAGGTCTGCCATCATTAAATTGATGATGTTTAACTCCTGGCAATTATGGCCTAACTCTGCGCCCCCGCGATTATCGTAATCGCTAGGCATACTCTGCCACTCCTCGATTACGCGGTTATTGTAGACAGGAACATAGTTATCGATTAACTCGTGAGATCTATCCTTGATCTCCTCCAAGGTCTGCCCTTGTTCGATCTCTTGTTTAATCTCTTTCATCACTTCATCATAAGTAGTCATTTATGCCCCCTTGATTATGGTCGTGGTGTATTCGACATCATTGCCCTCAAGATCTACAGGCTCCTCAATCTGGACGATTACCTGAGATCGCAAAGCATCTAATTCGATGTCGGTGAGTGGTCTGTCTGTGGTGAATACGAGATTGATCGAATAGATGTTCATTTAGTAGATCCGTCCCATAGGCAAGCGGTGCAAGGTGTATCGGTTCCGTTATCGCAATCATCGCAATGGGTGTCTGCTTGTTGGCACTTACATCCATTAGCAATGAATAAATCCATCTCTGCTTTGTTTTCGCTGCGGTATCCGCAGTTCATACATCCAATTACTTTAGTCATTTATTTATCTCCTTATCGGATGTGTTCGGTAGGTGTATCCGATAGGGCTAACCATACACGACTATGCCCCATAGTGCATCTCTTAATGGTCATACTTTTACCGTGTCTGGTCATTTAATTGGTTAGACATTTAGCCGGTAATTGTCCAAAACTAAAAGGCCACCGGATCACCGGCAAGGACAGGGTATAGCCAGGCAGCAGCCAACCGTCCTTGCTGCTGCACCAGCAGCCAACCGCAGCAGCGGCAGCAGCAGCAGCCAACGGCTGCAGCGGCAGCAGCAGCAGCCAACGACAGAGGCTTGCTCGCTGTTGCCGGTTATTAAATGGGAAAGGTTTAAGGGTGAGAGTGTGCCGGAAGCAGAGTCGGCCCCACCGTTTTTTCTAGCAAGTTATCCACAGGTTTATCCACAGGCAGGGCAGGGCTGGGGATAACCTGGTCAGACCAGTCAGACCGACCCCCCATTGTTGAATTGCCCGACTACCTTACCTGTACTCCCCAGAAAAAAATATTTGCTAAAGTCAAAGCTGCGATCTAGCCTCTGACCTGCGGTTTTAGTAGTGTGATGTACTTCACATTGTAAAAGCGAGAAATCCAGTCCTTTTCCTGCCTTATATATAGTAGGGGAGTAAAACGGAAGCAATGGAGTTTTACGACCCGGTTGGCCTCTTACGAGGCCCCTAGGCCGAGTACTGACTTACCCCTCACTTCGCTGTAGCTCGCTCGGGCGTTAAGCCCGAACTGCCCAGTATTTTTAGTGGGGATAGCTCTATCTCTAATAGGAAGATCATACTCAACCTAGTATAAAAGAAATGAGCATCCGCGCCGATGATACGCAACTACACAGAAGAAGAGTTATATCTCCAGGCCACCTCCAGTAGAAAATTCTGGAAGCAATACAAGGCAGAGCGAGAGTCCCGTCGCTTAGAAATGCGCCGCCAAATTGCGGCGGCAATTCTAGTAGAAGAGATGAGACGAGAAAACAGTGGCCGATAACAGCGCAGACATCGCCAAGAGAATTATCCTTGGCTGTGTAGCAGAGGGTATGACCATCGAGCAGGCTTGTGCCTCGGCTGGTAAATCCATTAAGACTTACGAGTACTACCGACGTACCGATAAGGTCTTTACAGACAAGGTTGACCGAACCCGCCTTGGACTAAAGGACAAGCAGTTTGCAAACGGTGATGTTCACGATTTAACCTTTGCCGAGTTCCGCGAGAAGTTCCTGCACTCTAAGACCTTCCCACACCAGCAAAACCTGGTAGATATGATCGAAGGCCGCGAACCTTCTTGGCTACACCCTTCTATGAAGTATGAGCCAGGGCTTGCATCTAATAGAATTCTTTTGAACATCCCGCCCAACCACGCCAAGTCAATTACGATTACCGTGGACTACGTAACCTGGCAGGTAGTACGTAACCCCAACTTTAGAGTTTTGATTGTTTCACAAACCCAGCAGTTAGCTGCCGACTTTCTCTACGCCATCAAGCAACGCCTGACTCATCCTATGTATGAAGACCTCCAGAGCGCTTATGCTGCTGGCGTAGGGTTTAACTCTAAGTCTGCCTCGTGGCAGGCCACACGTGTTACCTTCGGTTCTGAACTGCGTGAGTCTAGTGAAAAAGATCCAAACATCGAGGCCATTGGTATCGGTGGTCAGATCTACGGTAAGCGTGCAGATATGATTATCGTAGATGACGCTGTTACCTTAAAGAACGCCAACGAGTTTGAAAAGCAGATCCGCTGGTTAACCCAGGATGTTAGATCACGTCTTAACCCTACGGGTAAACTTGTAGTTATTGGTACGCGTGTTTCTGCTATGGACCTATACCGCGAGCTACGCAACGAAGACCGCTACCCAGGTGGTCTGGTCCCGTGGAAGTACTTGGCAATGCCGGCGCTTTTGACTACACACGAAGACCCTGACAAGTGGGAAACTTTGTGGCCAGCTTCCGATGCTCCCTTTGATGGTCAGATGGAATCTGATAAGAACGAAGACGGCCTCTATCCTAGATGGAATGGTCGCAACCTTTACAATGAACGCCAAGCAATGGATGCTTCAACTTGGGCTTTGGTCTACCAACAACAAGATATCTCAGATGATGCCATCTTTGATCCGGTATGTGTGCGAGGTTCTATAGATGGTATGCGTAAAGCAGGTCGCCTTGTTCCTGGTAACCCAGGCCATCCGAGGGATGTTAATGGCTTTTCTTTTATTTGTGGTCTTGATCCCGCTATGGTTGGTGATACAGCCGTCGTTTGTTACGCTGTTGATAGGGCTACACATAAACGCTATATCGTTGATGCTATTAAGATCACTAGGCCAACGC